GCGCAGCTTTAGGAGCTGCGCAAAAGTTGGTCCAAATGCGAATGGTAATGAGAATGATTCGCATTCCGCCCGGCGGAACCGGTCCGAACCTGTATGAATGTACAGTGCCTTGTTGGAACCGGTCCCGCGCCGAATTTTTTTGTCAAGCCGCGAGCCGCGCGATTTTGTCAAGCGCGCCGCACGCGCGCGCCGGCTCATTCGCCGAGCGCCGTGCAGAGTCTTGTTAGTAGGTCAAGCCGTCCCGCTCGCTTGTTATTAAAATCGATAGTCTCCCAGCCGCCGCGAGAAATCACGCGCTCCTTTAATAGCGTCATCTCGTCATAGTAAGATAGTGCGCGCTCGTCATTGGGTGAAAGCTTCCAGTATTTAAGCGGCGAGTGCTTGCGCTCTTCTATTCGCCGCGCTTGTTCTTTCTCGCTAATAGATAGCCAGAATTTAATAAAGCGTACAGGCTTGCGGTCTTCCCAGTCTAACACCTTGTCCATAAAATAATGGTATTGATAATCTGAGCACCAGCCATTAATTTTCTGCACCATTGCACGCGAGTACCACGAGCGATCATAAAAAACAATCTGTCCCTCTTCGGGCATTTTTTGTGCCCAGTGACTAAACCAATTTTTCATGGTTCCCTTTCTAGGCTTTCGAGAGCTAACAACCGAGTAAAGGCGAGGAGGTAGGTAGTGAGTAAGTGCGCGAATCGTGCCAGATTTCCCGGCAGTATCGCGCCCCTCTAATACCACGGCTATTGCTTCGCTATTATGCTCCGCGAGTAGATTAAGCCGCGCCTGTAGCCTTTCCAATTCGTTCAATTGAATATCAACCACAGAATCCCTCCCAATATAAGTAGATCCGCCGATATCGAGTATATCAGATATATCGTTAGCATTATCTTGCGTAGTTTTTTCATCGTTTACCCTCATGTTATTGTGCCTCAATTTGGCTAGGTTCTTCGTCGCGTACCATTGGCTCAGGGCAGCCATGAATGCCCGACGATCTTTTATGCTCGACAATTTCCAAGCCAAGCGCCGTGTTAGATTTACGCCATGAATTCGCAAAACGACAAGCCGCTTGTTTTTTGCTCATGTTGTAAAATTCAGAAGAGCCGCCGACAGGCTTTTCGCCTTTCGTTCGCAGGTCTTGAAACAATCCCGTAACGCGGAATTGCTTATAGCGCGAATGGAAAAATTGCTCCGCGCTTAACGTCTCGTTAAACGTGCCGAGTTTCGCAAAGTGCAGCCGAGCTATTAGCGTTCCACGTTCTAGCGAAAACGAGCGCTCCATATCCGCTAACGTGTTGATAATGCGAGATTGCACACCATTCCAACCGCCGCTATAGCATTCCTTCGCGAAGCCATCCTTGAAGATTGACATACCCGCAAACGCTGGCACATGATCCCCAAGGTTGAGCAGTTCCCAAAGGTAGTTGTAGCCCAGATCCGCGAATGGCGAACCATCGCTAGTTTCGGGCTGTGAGATTGAAGTGATTTTCATTGGTATTTCCTTGCGTCTATGACGTTCATTTGTGAATTTTGTAAAGTATACAGGACATCTGTGTTATCGTCAAACATTACCGTATTTTTGATCCATTGCCCCCAAGTGTAACCCATGCGTTGCACAAAGTTCTGGATTAGGTCGAGTTTCATTGCACCGCACGACGTGTTATCCCCATGCTTGCGCGACAGAATAAAGACAGGATTAATATCGTTATCCTTTAGGAATTTATAATCCGCCGCTACCATTTGGCGAGATGTGCAGACAATAGTAGCGTTGCCTTTTCGGTTCTGCATTCGCAGATGTTGCGCGAGAGGCAGCAAACCGTCAGCCGCGATATTATCGGGCGTATTGTTAGCGTGCCAGTCGGCAAGCGAACCGTTGCCGAGTCGGTGGGAGCTGTCGATAACAGTCCCGTCTAGATCATAGATATATAGCATATAAGTAGCCTCCGATGCCGATAATGTTTAAACAGATCAGATTATAGCATGCCTTGTGCCATGCTTGCAAGCATAGAATAGCCAGCCCAGCAATAGCTAATGCCTTGCCTAAATCCGTGTCGATGATGGGTGGAGCGATGCAAAGAAGCACCGCACCAACCCAGCCGCTAACAGTAGCCAGCGACATGTTAAGGGATCTCCCTTAACAAGACATCGAGAGCGGAGCGCGTGGCTTTTTCAAGCCCTGCCAGCTCGTCAACGTCAGCATCTAACGCCTTAGCGATAGCTGCTACCATGTCAGCCTTTCGGCTAATGGGCGAACCATCCTTACGAACGGGACGCTTGACAGCATAGGGTAAGCCCATGCTTTTGATTTTAGCGATAACAGACCGCTGGGATTTGCCGATCTTCTCGGCAATCTCGGCAGCGACAGCACCGTTAAAGTTAGAGTAACCCGAAATGATAGCAACCATTTCTGGGGTGTAGTTTGCCGCTTTCGCGGTCCTTTGCAGCTTAGGCATAAAAGCCTCCTTAGTTAGTAAGCATGTATTATCGGTCATTAGGCCCAAAATGTCAACAGGGAATAATGGAGATATAATGGAAGTTTTGTAATGAGAAGCATTCGCATTAAGACGTCTCGTGGACAATTACCAGCATGAGAGTGAAGAACAAAAACGAGAGCCCCATCATAGTGTAGCCGATCCATTCGTTAAGCCAGCTGGCGCCCTCGATAGTCACGAACATATAGCCAGTCAACGCGAACAGAATAATAATCGCAGCCATAAACGCCGCGCCTAATAGTAGCGCGATTGTGCGCGAGATTTTCTTGAGTAGTGCCATGTCAGATACCTAATTAATTAAACAGGGTATATTCTAAGGGAACCGCCTCGATAAGTCAAGTCTTTTTTATACCGAGATAGCATATGCATATAGCAATAAGGTATAAGGGGGGGCGGTTAATTGACTTGACACGCCGCTGCGCGGCGGGGCTCCCTTTCACGTAAACCGTGGGATATTTTGAAAACGAGATTAATAATTTTATGTATCAAATTATTGATTTCTCTTAACCAAATTTTAACATTTCTGTGTTATAATATATCAGAAATCAGTAGGGATTTCAAGTTTTATTTTAAGGAGAATTTAATTGAGATTATTATTTGCCCTAATACTACTCTTCACAATACCGTCCGCCTTCGCGGAAACTTACGTAGAGTATAAACACCAGTTAAAGTATAAAGATACTAATTTTAGGAAAGACATCCATCACTTTCGGGTAGGATACCAGACTAAGAAAAATTTTTATTTTGAAGCTGGCCCTCGCTCAAATGGTACTTCTGCAGAAGTAGGGTATAAGTTTGAGAAGGGGCCTTTCACAATCAAAGGAAAATGGGAAGGTTCCAAAACAGACTTCTTAGATCATAAACTAGAAACAAAAGTGAGATATACATGGAACTAATATGGATGGCCGTAGGCTTCTTTCTAGCTTCTTATGCTGTAATTGCAAATGACTCAGTACAAACACTCGGAACCTGGATATCTTCTAATAAAGAACGTTTCGACTGGAGAGTAATGTGGGGAGCAGCATCAGCTGTACTCCTTTGGGCCATTTGGTATGGTTGGATCACATACGGAGGTGATATCTCCTATGGGAGATTAACAAGAATTCCTTACCAGGAAGTCCAATGGTACCATGCTTTAGCCCCTGGCATATTATTACTACTTACTAGATTCGGCGTACCTGTATCAACCTCCTTTCTAGTACTCAGTGTTTTCGCAAGTACATTCGTACTCGAGAAGATGCTACTCAAAAGTGTGGCAGGCTACGCGATTGCGGCCGTAGCCGCATATGTCATATGGTGTGCAATCACAAAATACTTCGATGAAACCAAAAAGGTTCCCGAAAATCAAAAAGCTTTTTGGAGAACAACCCAATGGGTAGTCACAGGCTTTCTCTGGTGGACCTGGTTGTCGCATGATATGGCGAATATGGCAGTTTTTCTCCCTCGTGAGATACCTTGGGAAGTAATGGTTGGCATATCTGCGCTATTTGTGTCGGGCTTGGGCTGGATGTTCTACGAGCAAGGTGGAAAGATTCAACAGATTGTACTATCAAAACAGAATACCCGTTATGTACGAAGTGCTACACTTATCGACTTAGTGTACTTAGCAATACTGTTCTTCTTCAAAGAATATAATAATATACCTATGTCTACAACTTGGGTATTCATTGGGCTTCTATCAGGAAGAGAGCTAGCTCATGCTACTTTCTCTGATAAAGTTAAATTCAAAGGAGTGTTCCCTATTGTAGCGAGAGACTTCTTTAAACTAATGGTTGGTGTCGCAGCCTCCATATGTATAATACTAGGAATTCATAACCTCACATGACTTATAAAAGAAAAGACCTTCCTCAGATACGAGAAATAGATGTACATAAATCTTCCTTTCCGTATAAGAAGTTTAAAGTTGCCCCTCGGAAATTAATCCCTTCTCAGACCGAGAGAGTTCCTGCTCTTCTGAAAAAAGCAAAGGGAAAATTTCCAAATCCGAACCCGATAATAATTGATATAGATTATCGCATAATAAATGGACATCATAGGTATGATGCAGCATTAGAACTAGGTGTATCTAAAGTCCCCGTACTCCAAGTACAAACTACTGTAAAGGAACTGATCCGATACTTTGTTAAAAATAAGTCTTGACTTCGAGACGTATATTAGTATATAATAGTTCAATAGTGGAGAAAAAATGGAGGGATCATTATTCTAATGGTCTCGTTTTATCTCCTATTAGGGGGACTATTATATGAAAAAACTCGCATTAGCGATACTATTAGCTTCTCTTGGTGCTACTGCTAACGCAGTAGAGGTGGACGCATCAGCCGGACTGGTAAGCAATTACGTGTGGCGCGGTGCTACACAATCTAATGGAAATCCAGCTATTCAAGCTGCCATTGGACTTACTACAGAAAGCGGATTTTACGCGAACGCATGGGGAAGCCAAGTGGACTATGAAAATGACACGACTGCAGAAATTGATTTTACTGCTGGTTATTCAAATAATATAAACGATAATGTATCTTACGATATTGGCTATATTCGATATAGCTATATGGGAGATGATGTAGACTTTGGGGATGACGTATCCGAAGTTTATGGGACGCTATCGTTAGGCCCTGTAAGTGGGACGATTTACCGAGACTTAGATAATGACACAAATTACTATGCCGGCGCTTTGTCAGTAAATGACATAGTGGATCTTCCGATAAACCTTTCAGGATTCGTCGGTCGTAATTCAGATGAAGAACTGGATACAGGTATTACTTTTGGTAAGGACTTTAACAACCTTAGCATTAACTACACCTGGACAAATTCAGACGCTGAAGTAGAAGACTCTACTCATTCAGTAGGTATTTTCTACAACTTTTAAAAAATCTACTACGCATTGATTTTTTAAATTTCGGGACGGAAGAGACGCACAAGTTGCTTATCTTTTCCGTCCCGTTTCTTTTTTTATACCCGAGTGGTATATTCACCCACTTGAAAATTTTTTTTAAAACAACTCTTTAAAAAATAACTCTTGACATCCTTGGTCTTTTTGTGGCATAATATTCGCTATGACTAAAGAAGTAACAACCCGAATCAGCCCAGAAAGTATTGAGATCGCCAATGCCTACTTGGAGAAAGGTGATATCACTGCAGTCAGTACGGAACTCAAGGTTCCGCGCGATGTCGTGTCCGAGTACCTAAATAAGCGAGAAGTCAAAAAGTATATCGACTCCGTTTATTTAGATGCTGGGTACAGAAACAGATTCAAACTAGCGGAAGTCATGGATACGTTAATTGACAGAAAGCTAGAGGAAGCTGAAGAAACAGAGATGTATTCAAGTAAAGATCTCGCAGATTTACTTCAGATGGCGCATAAGATGCGTATGGATGAAATTAAAGCACAGACAGAAGCGGACAAGGCGAGTGCGGCAACAGTTAAAACGCAAAACAATGTTATGATTCAAGCTGACGCACCTTTCGGACAGGGCAACTATGGAGCACTGATCGATAAACTTCTGAAAAGCGAATGAGAGTAAAAATGAAAAAAGCATGGAAACGACTCGATAAGTTATTGAAGTCGGGACGGTTAGACAACGTTGCGAAAGCAGCAGGACTCAAGTGAAGGAGGTAATATGGAATTAAAAATCGTAAGGGTATGGGGAGAGACTAATAGTAACAATATTTCTAGGGTTGAATTAGTCGCTTCATCCACCGAAGGCGAGTACACCGCAACTATGGAACGAGATGTGTGGCTAAATAATGGTGAGAATGCTATTTCGTGGGACGACGCTACCGAAGAGGTTGTAATGTCTCGGGTTATAAACGAAATAGGGGAACAAGACATGAAAATGTTAGCCTGGCAGTTGGATAGCAGGATCAATGAACAAAAGAACCCACAGTTCATGATAGGGCTCCCATGGAAGTCCTCCTAACCTACCCTCCCACGGCTGTCTATCAAAGACCTTATAAACAAGTTCAGGTACTGCCTGGAAGTGACCCTGGAACAAAGAGATATATTGAAACTATCTATAATGTCACCATCTACGATAGAGCCGGGGTTTTACAAAGAATAACGAATAGTTATACGGTGAATTATGTAGTGTGATGGAAATATTTGATCTAATAGGCCAAGTAGGAGCACCAATTGCTGCCGCACTGATTATGGGCTATTTTATCTTTCTAACTTTAAAGAATCTATTAGAAGGAATATTAGATCAAGTAAAAATGGTGGATACCTTTACTATGAGTTTAGTTAATCGAGTAAAGACTATGAACAACGACTTGATACGTATTGATACTTTAGTAAGTCATGCACTGCATGTGAATCCAGATGTAGAAAGACTTGCTAGAGCTAACGGTAAAGAAGATGCAAGACGCGATTGATGCAATACAGCAGTACGGGTTTCCTATTGTTATGGCGGTTGGAATGGGCTATTACATTTACTTCATTTGGAAGTTTGTGATAGACGATATAACTCCTAAACTGGAGGAATCTCATCTTAACTTAATTAAGGTTATAGACCAGATAAGGATGCTAGACAATGATTTGATTCGTTTACAGCAGAAAGTAAATGTGGTATTGGAATATGAAAAAACTCGCAATAATACTTCTGATTCTGAGCAGTCCAGCAACCGCGGATCAGATAACACATAGGTTTAAGAGTCCTTCCTTTTCGGGCATTAATCAGTCACAGCATTATTTAACTATTGAAAACCAAGAGGCTTCGAGAAAGCAGTCCATCTTAGATGGGATCGAAGCAGATTTAAAAGAGTTAGAGAGGGAGGAGAAGAATAGTACTGTTAATCGTTTTCTCCGTAATTTTGAAAGTCGGATTTACTCGAAACTTTCAAAATCACTAGTAGAGTCCCTTTTTTCAGCAGGAGATATTGATCCTAATTTAGACGGACGGTTTTACTTTCAATCGGAGGATTACTACATCCGTTATTATATGAGAGAAGACGGTACGTTAATCATGGAGACCTATCCAGGTAAGTATGGGGAGGAAGGGTCTTATGAAGATTGCGCAGCGGAAGATTTATGTACAAGGATTATTGTACCTGTGGATACTTTTAGTTAGTAGCGGTTGTGCCGTTACTAACCACATAGCTGAAATTCAAGTTGAAGACGCAAAAGTTTCCCCCTTACAATTAGACAAGCTTTCAACGATACCTCTTCCTGAACAACAGCCCGTAGTGGCTGTATACGCAGGAGGTTTTACAGACTTAACAGGGCAAAGAAAAAGTAATTCTGACTTTGCCCTATTTTCAACAGCAGTTACACAAGGAGGAGAAGCCTATTTAATAAGAGCATTAAAACACACATCTAATGGTAACTTTTTTAGAGTAGTAGAACGTGTAGGCATAGATAGTATTAATAAAGAAAGGCAGATTATACGAAGTACCAGAAAGGACTTCAGAGACAAAAATCAAATGCAGCCTTTATTATTCGCTGGCCTAATAATGCAGGGCGGAATTATTAGTTATGATACTAATATAAAAACTGGGGGAGCGGGAGCTCGCTACCTCGGTATTTCAGCTTCTAGGCAGTATAGGGAGGACATAGTAATTGTCTCTCTCCGGACTATTTCAGTTAGTTCTGGAGAAATCCTAATGGAAGTTCTAGTTACTAAAGAGTTACTTTCTGTAGGAGTTGCAACTGACTTGTTCCGATTTTATGAAATGGGAACTGAGTTAATTGAGGTGGAAGCAGGATCTACTGTTAACGAGAGCATGGCAATAGCCTTGCAAAAAGCAATAGAAACCGCAGTCTACGAAACTATACATGAAGGTAAGGCTAAAGGCTTTTGGGTCTTTAAAGATGAAGGGTGACCAAAATGAAACGTTTAATGCTCGGGACCGTCGCACTAATTATGTTAGGGACGAACGTGTTTGCAGCAGACAACCAAATTTATATTACCCAGACTAACGCCACCAACTCTCAAATAGATATTGAGCAGTTAGGATCGGGTAACCTTGTTGCGGATAACGCGAGTGCAACAGGCACTGTAGATGCAGCAATGAATATAAATGGTACAGGGTTAAATTTTAACTTAGATCAACGCGGGGACGGCAACTGGTTCCTTACTGATTTAAATGGCAATGACGGTGTTTATACTTTTGACTTTATAGGTAATACGAATAAGTTTATTGGACAGTTAAACTCTGCCGGTACTTATAGTATGAATGATATGAACTTTAACAGTGTTGTTACTGGAGGTACAAATACCTTTACAGTAAATATCGCAGAAGATGACAATGCTGGAGATGCTGATATAGATTGGATTTTTGACGGATCGGATAATACTGTAGACTTTAATGTAGCCACTGATTATACGAACGCTCGAATAGCCGCTCTTATAGGCAACAATGGCGTAGTAGCAGGAGATACAGCAGACTCTATAGTAATCAATTGGGATATAGATGGAAGTAATAATGAAATTGATAATATAGTTAACTCTTCTCATGTAGTTCAAGACTGGGATATTACAGGTAGTTATAATAAAATAGACTACGCAGGATTAAACTATGAAGATGCAAGCGCTGGTGATGGACATTACTCTAAGGTAGAACTCACGGGTAGTTATTGGGATATGAAATTAATCCAACAATCTGCCGAAGCAAGAGACTGGCTAAGAATAACCGCTACAGGCGATGGGACGGCTCAATCTAATGCGACACTCTGTATTGTTCAAAGTGATGCTGGTACTAGCGCTACCTGTTAGTGCTAACACCAACATCGGAAACGTAACAGAGCTAGAAGGCTCTGCGGCTGTGTTTAGGGAAGAAGAACTAAACAATGCCAAATTAGACTTTGAAATAGAAAGCTATGATGATGTAAGGACTGCCCAAGGTAGAATCGCTCTGCAATTTTTAGACGATTCTACCTTGAAACTAACTGAGCATTCTTCTATTGTAATAGATGAGTTTGTATACGATGCAAATCCTTCTAACTCAAAGTTAGCACTTAATTTTGCCTCAGGCACTGCTCGCTTTATAAGCGGTGCTTTAGGCAAGATTGATAAAGAGAATATAAAAATAACTACTCCTACAGCAGAGATTGCGATTAGGGGTACAGACTTTACCGCGACGGTGGACGAGATTGGGCAGACTTTAATAATACTTCTGCCAGATGCACTAGGACTATCTTCAGGAGAGATATTAGTTTCTTCTCTTGGAGGACAAGTAGTTTTGAACAGGCCCTATCAAGCTACTACTGTTTCTACTGTTGATTCTTCCCCGTCGCAACCAAAAATACTAGATATAACTTTAGCAATGATTGATAATATGCTAATTGTTTCTCCCCCGAAGGAGGATGTCTCCGAGGAACAAGCGCAATCCAGAACTAAAGATATTCTAGATTTTGATGAGCTAGATCAAGACCTTCTCGAAGAAGACTTACTCGAGGATGAGCTTGTAGAGTTTGAAGAGTTAGACATTGATTTTTTAAATGTTGACTTCCTTACAGACTTATTAGATAACTTCGATGATCTAGAAGAAAAAGATGAAGACTTACTTAAAGAGGATACGGCTTTTGAAATCGTAGGAACTTCTTTAGGATTTGATTCTGATACGCAAATAAATACTTTTTTACAGGAGGAATATATAGTGTTATATCGCCAAGTTAGTAACTCATTCAGGTTAGAACTATCTTCTGACTCTTCTTATAACATTCATCTTGACGACGAGGGCAAGAGAGAGGATATTTTAATTAATAGTGGTAGTGATGTTTATATTAAGATTAAACAACAATGAAAAAACTACTACTTCTAATACTTTTCCCGTGCTCGGCATATGCTGAATTCGACACGGACTTATTATGTCTAGCCCATAATATCTATCACGAAGCACGCTCTCAGCCTATAGCTGAGAAAATAGCTATCTCCCACGTTGTGTTAAATAGAGTACAGCATGAGAAATATCCAGAAAGCGTGTGCTCAGTAATATATCAAGCGAAGAAAAAAGATACTCGTATACTACGCAATCAGTGCCAGTTTTCTTGGTACTGTGATGGGAAACTAGATTTTCCTACTAATAGAAAAGCTTGGACTGAGAGTGTGAATGCCGCTGCTATTGCTAAAGCAGTCAATTTTGATATTACAGAAGGAGCTACGCATTATCATGCTAATTATGTAGATCCTAAGTGGGCATCCAAGCTGCACTTTACTATAGCTATTGGCAGACATAGGTTCTACAAATGAGGTGGCTAGTAGGACTACTGTTAATCGTCGGCCTAGTAGGAATAAAACTACTAGACCCTTACCCTGTTGAAGTTTTAAGATTAAAAACTTTTGATTATTTCATATCTACACTAGAACCTCACTCCTCTAATATTATTACTTTAATATCTGTAGATGATGAGAGTCTGAATGCTATAGGACAATGGCCTTGGCCAAGAAATGCTTTCTGTAGCTTCTTAGGTTCCGCAGTCACGGGTGTAACTGTACTGTTCCCAGAAGAAGATAGGTACGGTACAGATAAAGATTTTTCAAATTGTATGGAATCCGTGGTTGTTTCTACAGCAGCTACTAACTCAAGGATAGGAGGTAAACCTCCTCATGTCGGTACAGCCTCTATCGGCGCAGACCCTTTGCCATATTTGACAAATTTTGATGGGGTGCTAAATAATGTGGAAGAAATCGAGAACAGCGCTTCAGGAAATGGAATAACTTCTACTGCATATGAGATTGATAGCTTAGTTCGCAGAGTCCCTTTAGTATTTAACATAGGAGACACTTTATATCCTTCGTTCTCTATGGAAATTCTTAGAAACTTAGCAGGTGCTCCTTCATATGCTATTAAAACAAATGACGTAGGAGTAGAAGCTTTACGAATTAAAAACTATCCGATTATAAAAACAGACTCTCAAGCAAGAATATGGGTTAATTGGAATATTTCTTTCAAGAATATATCTGCCGCAGAGTACTTTAAGAACCCAGATCCTAATACTGTAGCAATTATTGGAGTTACAGCAAAAGGGGCTTCAACTCTTGTAGCTACTCCTGCGGGACTAAAAGCCCCTCACGAGATACAAGCTGCGGTATTAGCAACTTTAACCGAAGGAGTAGCTATATCTAGGCCTGAAACGGCTGTTACAACCGAGGCTATAGCACTGTTAGTAGGGCTTTCAGTGCTTTTATTGTTAAGTTTTAACATATATGCTTCTCTTCCTGCACTTCTATTAATGGTAGCAGGAGCAAGTTGGTATACTTTAAATACATTTACCACTACTAACACCCTATTAGACCCTTCATTTGGTATTGTGGCAGCTATATTACTGTGGGCTACTTCTTCTTTTACTAACTATTTAAGGGAATTTAAGCTAAAACAGCAAATCAAAAAACAATTCGAGCACTATCTTGACCCTGGCATGGTTAAAAAATTACAGGACAATCCGAGTCTACTGAGATTAGGAGGCGAAAGACGAGAAATGACATTCCTGTTCTCTGATATACGAGGATTCACCCCAATATCAGAGAGATACAAGGAAGACCCAGAAGGATTAGTTGAATTAGTAAATATATTTTTAACTAACCAGTCAAATGTCATCTTGTCACATGGAGGAACTATTGATAAATTTATGGGAGACTGTATTATGGCGTTCTGGAACGCTCCTATAGACGATCCTAACCATAAAGAGAACGCAATAAAAGCTGCTATTGAAATGAGAATAGCATTAGAGGAGTTAAATAATGTTCTCAGGACCGAAAGAGGCATTGAAATCAATACGGGAGTCGGAATCAATACTGGACCGTGCATTGTCGGTAACATGGGTAGTGATAGTCGCTTCGACTATAGTGTTATTGGCGATGCAGTTAACCTTGCTGCTCGCCTAGAGAGTAGTTGCAAAACTTATGAAACAGATCTTATCATATCCGAGTACAGTAAAGTCGATGGGTATGAGTATACGTACTTAGACGATGCCCTGGTCAAGGGAAAGTCTGAACCCGTTAAAATATATACCATACAAAAATAGTTCTTGACAAAACCGCACTATTTTTGGTATAATACTTTCTAAATTTGTTGGTGTAAAAACCGAGCCAGGAGTAAATAATGAGTAAATTAGGATCAATTCCTAAAGACAGACTACAAATAGCCACTGTGATTACTCTAGTGATACAGCTTTCTGGCATTGTCTGGTGGGCCTCGAGCGCGCAGGCATCGATAGACCGTCTAGAAGGATTACACTCAGCCGTTGACCATGATAGAATAGAGTTTTTTCAAAGAATGTCTGTTGTTGAAACAAAAGTTGAAGCAAACAAACAAATCTTAGAAAGACTCGAAAATAAAATCGACAAGATGCAATAGGAGAATAGAATGCAGGTAGTAAAAGGTCCGGGAGGGCTGTACTGGACAGTACAAGATGGGGAAGGAAACGTTATAAACGATGCTACATACGCTACTAAGGAAGATGCTGAAGCAGCTATGGCAAAGCCCTCTGCAAAAGCAGCGGCAAGTGAGGAAGACGCAGATGTGTAAATGTGAAAATTGCGAATGCAGCCCTTGTAAGTGTGGCTAATGAATAAAAACTTTGAATACGCCAACTACGCAGCACTTGCGTATTTCGATCCTGGAGAGTCTAAGGACTCTGCATTTGAATATCGGACTATTTTTGTAGAGTCTGACAATGCAGAAGCTTGGATCTTTTTTACTCCTGAAGTAAATGTTATTTCTTGTAGAGGCACAGAGCCTTCCCAGTTGAAAGATATAACTGCGGATCTTAAATTTTGGCGTATCGATCCAGCCGGAACGGGAGAAAAAGTACACTCAGGTTTTTGGTCTGAGGCTTTTTCTCTCTTTCCTAAGATAATAAGAAACTTACCTGATGACAGTAAGCCATTAGCAATTACAGGACACAGTCTTGGTGGTGCAATGGCTGTTATTATGGCAGGTTTCTTACTAAAATCTGGTTATGATGTTAAAGATCTTTACACGTATGGGCAACCTCGTGTAGGTAACAAGCAATTCTGTAAAAGAATTGAGGCGGGGTGTAATTGGCAACGATTCGTAAACAATAACGACATAGTTCCTAGAGTCCCTCTTAAAATGGGCCGTCTTTTTCATGACGGGGGTAACCTTAATTATATTAATACTTATGGCCAAATTCGAAATTTAACTTGGTGGCAAAGTACAAAGGACTCTTGGAGAGGAAGGAAGGCTGCATGGAAAAAGAAACAGTGGTTTGATTCCTTTTATGACCATTCAGCAACTTTATACAGGGACCTACTAGATGATGGACGCACATGATTTTTGGCTTGAACAAGTATTAAATGAGTGTCAAACTACTTTAGTACATTTACAAAATAAGTATGGTACAAAAGAAATTTCTGTAGCTAATATAGAGCCTGAAGACTTGGTAGCAATAAATATTGCTTCGGGATTTGTTACTTTATATAGATTAGCGGCAGATAATAATCTAATTCAACATCAACAGGAGCTATCCAGAGAAGCGATAGTAGTACACTAAATGTTAGAAATAAGTAGAGCTGATGTAGTAGGAACTAATTTAATGTCCTACTCTGCTGAAGAAAGATTTATAAAATTACCCGTTATTCCTTACTTGGAGCTTCTTGGGATAGAAGCAATTCCTTCTCAGGTAAGTATTATAAATGCTATAAATAATCCTAAGTATCGTTTTGTTTCAGGAGCCCTTTCCCGACGACAGGGTAAAACCTATATAGCTAATATAATTGGACAACTAACAGTTTTGATTCCAGGAAGTAATGTACTACTTATGTCCCCAAATTATTCGCTTTCTCAAATTTCTTTTGACCTACAGAGAAATTTGATAAAGCACTTTGATTTAGAAGTAGTTAGGGATAATGCAAAAGATAGAGTTATAGAACTCTCTAATAACTCTACTATACGAATGGGGTCTATAAATCAAGTAGACTCGGTAGTTGGTAGAAGCTATGACTTAATTATTTTTGACGAAGCAGCTTTGACAGATGGTAGAGAAGCTTTTAATGTAGCTCTAAGACCCACACTAGATAAAGACAATAGTAAAGCATTGTTTATATCTACTCCGCGAGGACGAAATAACTGGTTCGCGGATTTCTTTCATAGGGGCTTCAACGATGAATTTCCTGAGTGGATATCTATAAAAGCAACTTATCACGAGAATCCTAGACTAAGTGAAGACGATATATCAGAAGCTAAGAAATCTATGTCTACGGCAGAATTTGCCCAAGAATACTTAGCTGATTTTAATACTTACGAAGGACAGATTTGGAATTTTGATTACGAAGCCTGCGTTACTAATACCGACCAGTTTAAACCAGAAGGTATGGATATATTCGCAGGATTAGACGTAGGATACAAAGACCCCACTGCATTTTGTGTTATAGCATATGATTGGGATAGTGAACTTTATTATATATTAGATGAGTATATAGACTCAGAGAGGACAACGGAGCAACATGCCACAGAAATTAGAAAACTTATTGACAAATGGGATATCGACTATATTTATATCGACTCGGCAGCACAACAGACTCGATTTGACTTTGCCCAGAACTACGATATATCCACAATTAACGCCAAGAAGTCAGTTTTGGATGGCATTGCACACGTTGCAAATATAGTTGACAATAAGAAACTTTTAGTGAGCCAGAAGTGCGAGCATACACTAGAATGTCTGGATCAATATCAATGGGACCCTAATCCTAACTTATTAAGAGAGAAGCCTAAGCATGACAGGTTCTCTCATATGTCCGATGCACTAAGGTACGCACTATACAGCTTTGAAGTTTCCGCAGGAACTTTTTAAAGCTACCAAGAAAAAAATAACTCTTGACTTTCGTACCCTAGATTTGGTATAATTTTTGAATGTGAAAAACTGTAAATGAACCTAAAGCGAGACCTAGTAAAATACGTTAGAGATAAAGCAAAGGCGAAGTACCAGAAGGGTACGGAATGCTTTATTTGCGGAAGTGAAGAGACTCTGGATTTTCATCACTTCTACGGATTAACAGAACTGTTAGATATATGGCTACGTAAAAATAAGATAGTAATATCTACAGCTGAAGAGATTATGAACGTGCGGGATACCTTTATAGAGGAACATATGGTAGAGCTGTACGATGAGGCAGTAACTCTTTGTCATACTCATCACTTAAAGTTACATTCGATTTATGGAAAAAGACCTAAATTGGTAACAGGGCCCAAACAAAAACGTTGGGTGGATAAACAAAGAGATAAGTATGGCATGGTATAGTAACCTATTTAAAAGTGACGAAGAGAAAGCAAATCCCGCTCAGGAGTTTATAGCTAGAGAAGAGGGCTTTGGTCTTTCAACTACTGAAAACTATGTAAACTATGCAAATGCATATGAACAGTTTGAAGTAGTTAATCGGGCCGTAAACATGGTTGTAGACGATGTTGCGGAAATACGAGTAGATGTAGGTAGAAAGCTAGGATTGACTCCGGTCTTCCCTAATATTAGAAAATCAAGAGTTGCTTTACTATTAAATACAGAACCTAATCCGTTTCAAGATGTAAATACTTTTAAAAGAAATCTTATAATTGATTTACTAATAGACGGAAATATCTTTATTTACTTTGATGGAGCACATTTGTATCAGCTCCCCGCTAGAAATATTGAGATTGAAACAGACGAGAAAACGTACATAAAGAATTTTGTATACGAAGGTAAACTGGATTATAGTCCTCAAGAGATTATACATATAAAAGAGAACTCCTTTAACTCTTTCTATAGAGGAGTTCCTCGGTTAAAGCCTGCGTATAAACGAATGCAACTACTAGGCTCAATGAGAAAGTTTCAGGAAAACTTCTTCAAGAATGGAGCAGTGCCAGGATTAGTAATTAAGAGTCCTAACACTTTGAGTGAAAAGATTAAAGAAAGAATGCTTGCAGCATGGAGGTCAAGATACAATCCAGAAGCAGGCGGACATCGTCCTCTTATTTTAGATGGCGGACTGGAAGTAACTAGTTTAAATGAAGTGAATTTTAGGGAGTTAAACTTTCAAGAATCCATAAGAGAGAATGAAAAAATTATCTTAGAAGCAATAGGGGTTCCTCCTATTCTTCTTGATAGTGGCAACAATGCAAATATTAGACCCAATCATAGGCTATACTACTTAGAGACTATACTGCCTATCGTACGAAAGATTAATTTTGCATTTGAAAGGTATTTTGGTTATGATCTGCAAGAAGATGTTAGTAATATTCCTGCTCTCCGACCAGAATTACAAGATGAAGCCGCTTATTACTCAACTTTAGTAAATGGCGGTGTAATGAGTCCAAACGAAGCTAGAGACGCCCTGAGATTAGATCCAGTTGATGGACATGACGATCTCAGAGTACCTGCAAATATTGCAGGATCGGCGGCAAATCCTTCAGAGGGCGGAAGGCCGGAAGAGAATACAGATGAATAAAATTTTTAATTTAACCTCCGTATTTAAAGCGCAGCCATCAGATGATGGCTCTGTAAAGATACGGGGTTATGCAAGTACAAATGATACGGACAGGGCAGGCGATGTAATCGAAAAAGACGCTTGGCTAAAAGGTGGTCTTGACAACTTCAAAAGCAATCCTATCCTATTGTTTAACCACGATTATGATACTCCAATTGGTAAAGCCACTGCGCTTGAAGTAACCGAGTATGGGTTGAAAATCGAGGGAATGATCTCCAAATCGGCAGGTAAAATTGCTGAGATGGTGAAGGAGGGCATCCTAGGCGCTTTTAGCGTTGGTTTCCGAATTAAGGATGCTGATAATATTGAGGAAACCGATGGTTTAAGGATCAAGGATGCGGAACTGTTTGAGGTGTCAGTTGTTTCTGTCCCCGCAAATCAATCCGCTATCTTCTCTGTCGCGAAATCGTTCGATACAGATGAAGAGTACGCGGACTGGAAAAAACAGTTTGTTAACGATCCTCATGTTGAAATAGATCAGTCCGAAAAGGACTCATCAAAAGAAACAGCAAATGCTGTCTTCGGAGAAAATATAATGTCTGATAAAGACTTTGATCTCGAAGAGTTTGCTAAAGAAGTAGCCCGTAAGACTGCCGCTGAAATTCAGATGAAACAAGCTGAAGAAGCAACGGCTGCAAAGGCAGAGGCTGAGAAAGTCGCTGCTGATGCTGAAGTCCAAAAGGCTGCGGAAGAAGCTGAACTCGAAGAAAAGAAAGCTGAGGTGCAAGCTGTAGTACAGGGCGTAACGACAGGCGCGGAACGTCTCATCTCAGATTTGGAAGAAAGGGTTTCCAAAAATCAGGAGGACTTGGGCGACGTAGTTGAAGAGCTTCGAAATGAAATTAAAGAGAAGTCTCAAGAAATTCAACACATCCGTGAGTCTAAGCGAGTTTTTGGTGATCGTCAAGCAGGCGATTGGAAGAAAGCCTTCAGTCAAGATATTGATGAAGCTTACTTCTTAGCAAAAGCTACTGGTAAAGGTTATGAAACTGACTTTGCCAAAGATGTCATGCAAAAAGTGAATGAGCACTCTGGTGTTCAGGTATCTTCTGCTGACTTCGAACAAGAAGTTTCAAGTAATATTGAGCGTGATATTCAAGTTGAGCTAGTATTGGCTCCTCTTTTCCGCGAAATTCAAATGCGTTCAGCGACTCAGATCCTTCCCATCCTGCCGGATGCTGGATATGCTGAGTTTACCGCTAACCAAACTGCTTCGGGCTCTAGCCCTAAAGGTAACTTGGAAGCGCGAGGCGATACTTATGGCGCGCCTTTCGGTGGTGTCGATTTGACAGAGCGCACTCTCTCAACCAAAAAGCTGATTTCTCAGTCTTATCTTGGTAACGAAACTGAAGAGGATGCAATCATTCCGGTTCTTCCTTTGATTCGTGAGAGCGTTATTCGTTCACATGCTCGTGCAGTTGAGAATATGATTCTCGTTGGTAATAGTGCTGACGGTGCCTTTGGTACTGGTGGTGCGGCTCCTGACGGTATTATTACTCTTGCTGCGGCAGATTCTGATAAAACTCAATCTGCTACTGCATTCGCCTCAGAATCTCTTACTGCTGCTCAACTTTTGGCAGCTCGTAAGAATATGGGTAAGTATGGCATTCGTCCGGATCAGGTAGTTTATATCGTATCTGTGGCTGAATATCATAATTTGATTGCAGATGCTGCGTATGCAGACGCTAGCCAAGTCGAAGGGCTTGCTACCAAGCTGACTGGTGAAGTTGGTCGCGTTTACGGTTCTCCCGTAATCGTTTCTGACGAATTCGCAGCAGCAGCGGTAAGTAAGTACTACGCGGTAGCGGTTAATACGCGTAACTTTGTAATTCCACGTCTCCGTGGTGTTACGGTTGAAAGTGATTATGAAGTCGCTAATCAACGTCGAGTACTGGTCGCTAGCCAGCGTCTTGGTTTCGTTGATATCATTAATGGTGCTACTAATAAGTGGGCACTTCAGTATAAAGCTTCTTAATCATACTGGGTAACTTAGGGGAGGTAATCCTCCCCTAGGTTTTTACGAGGGAATTCATGGCAGACTTGATCACGAGGGATGACTACAAAACCTACAAAGGTATCGATCATTTTAAAGATGACACAAAGATCGACGCCTTGCTTTCGCCTATAAGTTCTCTGGTAAAAACCTATTGCGGTACTAGTTTTATAGATCATTATAGTTCGGATAAGGTTGAATACTTTGATATACAAGATACTCAATCTACTGAATTGTTTCTTACCGAATCACCTTTAGTGAGTGTAACCTCGGTAAAAGAAAGAGAAGGTATTGGCTCAGATTATTCCACTTTAGTAAATAATAATGATTACTACATAGATCTAGAGCATGACAGATTGTATAGAATCGACGGAGATATTAGTTCTAAATCTTGGGCTAAAGGATTTTCTTCGGTTGAAGTTACTTACAAAGCTGGATATTCAGCGACTCCACAAGACTTGCGATTAGCTATTTTTGACTTAATCACTTATTACCTTAAAGAAGAGTACAAAGGGAGAAAGTCTTTAGCTGGTGCAACGCTTCAAAATGAAACGTCCACTACTATCCGCGAGGATATAGGGTTTCCAGATCACATTAAAAGAATTCTAGATATGTATAGAATTGTGGATGTTATCTAATGGCACGTTCAAACACCACTCGCCGCTCCGCCATACTGGATGCTATGGCAGAACTATTTGAGAAAATAGATGGGGGTGACGGCTATAAACAAGACCTAACCGGGGCTATAAGTACTCGAATGCAATTTTGGGACGAAGTAGATTCGTTCCCGTGTCTGCATATGGCTGCAGGCACTGAAACTCGTGAATATTATGGAGGGGGTAACAAATGGAGATTTTTAACTGTTACAATTCGAATCTATGTCAATTCTGAAGATCCCATAACTGAATTGGAAGAATTACTAGAGGACGTTGAAACGGTTATTGACGACGCAGGCCAGTTTAACTATAGCACAACTGAAGGAACAAAAGATGTTTCCCAAGTGACTGTTATTAGTATAAGCACCGATGAAGGGGCACTTCAGCCTCTCGGGGTCGGCGAAATGATCGTAGAAATACGATATTAGAGCTATACTACTTCAGCAAACGCATAAGTAAGTATCGCTCCAAGTTAATATAGGAGACCAATTATGGCTCTATTTTTTCAACGTGATGCATCACTAACGGTGTATCCTGAAACCAGTGCCGGCGCTTTTGCAAATGGTGACACTGCTTATGTAGTACCTCTCTTGGAGGGCTTCAGTTTCAGTCAAACCACCAACTCTAGTGAGATAACACTTTCAGAGATGGAAAGCACAGGCGGAACCTCAAGACGTGGTAGAAAGATGTTTAACGACTCTCTCGCCCCCGTTGAGTGGAGTTTTTCTACTTATTTGAGGCCGTTCCTTTCTGGTACGACTAATAATGCTGCTACTTATGGAGCAGCAGGACAGCATTTAGTGGACGAAGTTCTTTGGAATGCCCTTTTGGCCAAAGGTCGAGTAGGTGAAGTAGCTACAGAGGTTGAGTCTATAACTCTTACTAGGGGTAGTTCTGTCTTTACTACTGCTCCCACTGTTTCTTTCAGTGGCGGTGGCGGTTCGGGCGCTACTGCAACAGCAGTACTATTCCCAACAGGGCACGCAGATGCAGGTAAGATTTCTCATGTAAATGTTACTGCGGGGGGAAGCGGATATAGTTCAGCTCCTACTGTAGCATTTAGTGGAAGTCCTGACTCAGGTTCTGGACACTCGGGTGTGGCCGTTGTAGGTGACGCAGACGACGCATTGTTGTCTAGGGGAACCGCAGCCGGAGATGCAGATGCAAATGCTATGATTATGGACTCTCGTAGATCGAATAAATCTGCTTTGGAAACCATGACACTAGAGTTTAATCTGGGTAGTAATCAACTTTACAAAATTACTAAAGCAGTTGTTAACTCAGCTACTGTTAATTTTGATGTTGATGGTATCGCCACTGTAGAGTGGAGTGGAATGGGAGCAAACATCGTCAGTGTTACAGATGGGACTCAAATTACGAGTGCTAAGAAAATTACTGAAGGTGGAAGGGCTGCAGATACGAATAACTTTATTCGTAATCGATTGACTTCAATGTCAATTGCCTTTGCAGACGGAGGAAACTCTGATCTTTCTCCCATCAATGATAATGCATACGCGCTCACAGTAACCGGCGGAAGTATTAGTATTGAAAATAATCTTTCATACTTAACGCCAGAAGAACTTGGTGTTGTTAACAAGCCGATTGAGCACGTAACAGGTGCTCGTAATGTTGGTGGAAGCTTCACTTGTTATCTGGCTACAGGTACTGGAGGTAGTAGAGAGTTCTTTGATGATCTTGTATCGGATGCGGCTCTTGGTGTTACTACTCATGACTTTGCAGTTACTTTCAATGTTGGAGGTACTACAGGTCAACCGCGAGTAGCCTTTACGATGCCACACTGTCACGTAGAGGTACCTAGTCACTCGATTGAGGACGTAATCTCTTTGGAAACTAACTTTACTTCGCTGCAAAGCGATATGGAAAGTAACGTTCCAGACGATTTCACAATCAAATCTTTTGGTAAGGCGTTAGCGTAATAGAATAGGCGGGGGTAAAACCCCGCCATATTCATGGGGATAAAATGGCAAAAGCAAATCTAAATAATTCATTAGATGATTTATATGACTTTTTGTTTCCAAAAGGCGCACAGGCTGGTGCGGATAATTTATTACGGAAAGAGTTAGATAAAGAAGTTCATATTTTTTCCGTTCATAGAGATACTGTAAAAAATCAACTTCTACAGCATCAAGAAGCTTTGGGAGGCGAAGGAAAGACTAAAGGTGAAAGGAAAAAATTGCCTAAGCATAGCCCTTTTGGTTCTAATGACGCGGGCATTTTAGAAGAATTTGCAGGAGATTTAATACTAGCTTTAGCAGATAGAGTTAAAAGCGGAAGCTTCGCAAAAGCGGAAGTAGAAACTATTATTCATCCCAGTACAAATAGTGGAAAACTATTAAAGATTAAAGTTTCCGGTTCTGCAAAACCGTATAATACTTTAAGTACTCTTAGGTCTGAGGTAGGGGGTAAGCTAATGAAGGCTCCCAAGTATAAAAAACTTTTTGAAAAAAGCTATCAAAGTGCTGGGTATTTAATGGCTATAGGACACGATGTTGGAGTTGTAAGTGCCAAGGGTTCTGCTATTGTAAACGAATTAGAAGACCATCAAGGAATAATAGTTGGTGAGATAGATGTCGCAAAAGATGCTATAGACTTAATTAAAAAGTTCGATTTGAAGTATAACTTACAGTTAGCGCATTATCGTGACGTAAAAGTTAAAGCGGGGAAGTTAACCAAGGAAGTGGAAGTTCATTCTAACCTTGAAGGGCACTTCTATAATTCTGTAGTTAAAGCAAATCGAGAGGGGGATTTAGGATTTTCCGAAAAAGAAATATCCAAAAAAATACAAACAGTTTTAAAAGGTATTCGTAGAAGAGTAAATAAACATTTTGCTAGTTTAGGAGCAGACGAATTCGCAAAAGTAGAAACTTCTCAGTCGATGCTGGATGACATGAAAGCCATGATTCTTTTTAGCCCAAAAATTAAAAAAGTTACCAAGAATAAAAAGATAGTAAAAAAACTCCCTACTAAAGTAAAAGAGCCTAGAAATTTTTCAGATAAATCCAAGCCTAGAGAAAGAAAAATGACTACAGTCTCTAAGCAGGATAAAAATTATTCTGCTATGCCGGCAAGAAAATCTCCGGCAAAAGAGAGAGCCACAACGGAGTCAGGAGACAGTCTTGCTCCTTTAATAGCAATTTTAAACTCAAAGCTACCTCAAACAGTAGCAAGAAACATGGGACCGCCAGGTCTAGAAAACCAAACAGGAAGATTCGCGAGCAGTGTTCGAGTAACAGATGTTAGTAGAACTGCAAAGGGATTCCCTAGTGTTGGTTATGATTATAGAAGAAACCCGTATCAAGTATTTGAAATGGGGTCAGGACAAGCTCCTTGGGCTAGTCCTGATAGAGATCCGCGAAAGCTGATTGATGCTTCTATACGAGAAATCGCAGCCCAGTTTGCAATAGGAAGGTTTTATACACGGAGAATATAGTGGAACTGTTACGAGAAAGTAAAGTATATATTGTTGAAGGTGGGACAACTTATCGTCTTCACGTTCAGAATATTGAGTTTAATCAAGCTTTTAAACAAGAAAGTTATAAGACAAAAACTTTACATGATCAAACTAGTTGGTACGAAGGCTCCAGTATTACTACTGCAAACAATGCGAATTTTTCGATCTCCCTCCACATGGTAGACGAAGGTTCTACTCATCAACATAAGTTAATTGATTTATTACTTAATACGAGTACAAATAACACTCTCAAGACTTTTACTTTATACATTGACCCTGAAAAAGAGAATAAAATGTATAAACTAGATTCTTGTGTAATTACTTCTGGTGCGTTTAATTTGCCTCGTGGAGGTATAATGACTGCGGACTTTGAAGGACAGGGTACTAAATTATCTCGAATAAATGCAAATTCAGTTACTTTAACAGATGGCAGTTATGATACTACTCCCGATTTTGCGGTAGCAAAGAAAGTAGACGTAACTGTTAACTCACAAGCACTAGAAAATGTTTTAGGGGTTACTTTGGAAGTACAAAACGATATACAATGGATTAGGTCTAAAACTTTACAAACTAGTTTATCTGTTACAGATGAGACTAATAGTATTTTTCCAGCTAATTTTATACTAACAAAGAGAGTAGTTGCGGGAAATATTAATCAGTATATAAACCAAAACATATCCCAGTCAAATACTAATGTACAGACTTGGAAAGAAAGTGTTCCAATACATATAAAAGCAGGATTAGCAAGCAATAATTATCAATTAAAGGCTCAATTAACTCCTTGCTCTTATACGAATAGAGTAAATCCTTCTGAAGCGTTTACTCAAGCATATGATTTTAGGTTGTTGCCAACAACAACCGCTTTAACAACTTTAATAACTACGTAGGAGAAATACGATGAAACTAGAATCCTTGATGGTCGATACAAAAACAGCTTGGGTAGAGTTCCCTGGTTGTGATGGATTCGAAGTAGAGATAGCAAATCTAGCTCGAAAAGAACTAGTAAATTTAAGAAAAAAATGTGTAAAAACAAAATTCGATAGAAAAACTCATCAAGCGGTAGAGGATTTAGACGAAGAAAAATTTGTAGCAGAATTTACACGAGCTACAGTAAAAAATTGGAAAGGATTGAAACTAAAGTACTTAGAGGATCTAATTCTAGTAGACTTGGGAAGTAATGATCCGAACTCAGAGTTAGAATATACAGATGATAACTCTCAGTCTTTGGTTGCCAATTCTAGTGATTTTGATAATTGGTTGAACGAGGTAGTCTTTGACTTGGCCAATTTTCGTGGAAAATCAAAGAGAGACCCTGTGGAAAAGGTTAGAAACGTGGCAGCACAATAGTGCGGCCAAAATGACCAAAGAACGTTATCTTGAGATGATGGATCAATTAGGCCAAGAGCCTAAGCCGGGGGAGATACCTCCTGATGCCGAAGATTTTCCAGATATAGTTTTAGATGCAATAAATACGTTTAATTCTTTAGGGGATAGAATTTTTCCCGATGTAGGGTACACCGGAAAAGACTACACTAATCTTTCGTATTATATAAAGATCTATAAAGTTCCAGAAGAAAACGAAGACTTATTTTTAGATATTTTATTGAGGCTAGATGCCGAAGCCATTAACACTTCTCAAAAACGATTGAAAAGTGAAATGGATAAGTTGAGACGAAAAAATGGCTAATGATCGCTTAATATTTGAAGTAGTAGCGCAAGGGAAAAACCTGAAGGTTGTTCAAAAACAAGCAGGGGATCTCGCTGACTCTACGGAAAGAGCCAATAAAGCAAGGGAAAGAGGCACAAAAGTAGGCGGCGCTTACCATAAACAAGAGAAAGGTATTGCGCAGACAGGACTTTCCTCTGCTAAAGGTTTTTCAAAAATGGCACAAAGTATTGGGTCGGGATCGTCCGGTTTAGTAGGTGCCTACGCCACGTTGGCGGCAAATGTCTTTGCGGCAACAGCAGCTTTTGGAGCTTTACGTTCCGCTGCCCAAGTAGAGCAGTTAGCACAAGGATTAGAGTATGTAGGTCTTGAAGGAGGAAGAAATCTTCAAGCTATAGCAGCCAATTTAAGAGAGATCACAGGATTAGCAATTTCATCAGAAGAAGCCATGAGAGGAGTAGCTCTCGGAGCCAGTGCCGGGTTTAGTAATGCTCAGTTAGAAGATTTAACTAAAGTAGCCCGAGGAGCTTCCTTAGCTCTAGGTAGAGATATGGGCGATGCAATGAGTCGTCTTGTTCGAGGTGCCGCAAAACTAGAGCCAGAAATTTTAGATGAATTAGGTATTATGGTTCGATTAGACGATGCTACCAGAGACTATGCCGACGCTATTGGCGTGAATGTAGCTTCTTTAAGTCAATATGAAAGACGAATGGCTTTTGTTAACGCAATTAACGAACAAGGTTTAAGGAACTTTGGAAGTCTTTCAAATGCAGTAGATCCAAATGCTTACGATATGCTTTCTGCCTCTCTGCAGGACTTATATAAAGATTTTACGAATCTTTTAAATGTGGGCTTGGCTCCAATTGCTAAGTTCATTGCTGGATCTCTTCCTGCAATGATTGGTGTAGTAGTACTGTTCGCCAGTTCTATTAGTAAAATGATGGCTCCTGCTTTATTTAGTGCTGCGAAAGGCGCAGCAGATGCAGCAACAAACGTTAAAACAATGGCTGCTTCAAAATTAGCGGATCTTAAAGTAACTAAAGAGTTTCCCAAAGGTTACAATAAGTTTAGAGACTCTGTTGTAGCAGGTACTGCTTCTATGGAAGAAATGGATGAGAAGCAAAAGAAGCTTACTAATTCTTTAAGAACTCATCAACGTCATGTAGACTTGTATGAAGAAGCTCAGAGAAAAGGGGTGAAGTATGAGGGGTCAGAAAGAATAGGAATTAAAGACGAAGCAACCCTTAAAAGAAAGAAAGCTATTGTTGAGGATTTAAAGAAACACCAAGAAGCTCTTAACGAAACTGTAGATGGAGGAACCAGAGCCCAGATAAAGAATACGGAAGCTATGGCGTATTCAAATGCGAGACTGGGAAGCTTAAGAGAGGGCTGGGGACAAGTGACCGAGGCTCAAAAATTACAAACAGCGCAAACTCTTAAAGGTATAGAAGGACAAGGAAAAGTTCGATCAACATTAAAGAAAACAGGTGCCGCAGTAGGTAGGCTTAGCATGCGCTTAAAGTTTTTAGGCACAGCTTTTTTGAATTTAATTCCTTTTATTGGAATTGCAGTTACGGCTATAGGCTTACTTATAGCTGCCTGGGAAAAATTTGGTCCTAAACCTTCCGCTTTAGAAAAAGCTATGGATAAGACCTCGGAGTCTATAAAACATATAAATAAAACTTTTATTCAACTTGAAACAACTCTAATGTTAATAGAGGAGCAAGTTGATCGTACTATTGCTAAATGGAAAGCATACTCAGGAGCCGTTAAGACGGCCACCGATGCTATTATAGCTATGGCAAAAGCACAATTAGATGAAGCTCAAGCAGGTAAACAAGAAGAGGCCGCTGAAATTTCTAGATTGAGGGCTCTTAAAAAGAGACTGGAAGCCGCAAGAGCTGCGGGAGAAACTTTTAATCTTAAAGGGTTCGAAGGTTTTGGGTGGTTCGAGAGCGCTTATGGAAGCCTGGATGAACTCCAAATGCAACTAGATAAAGTAAATAGAAAAATAGGGGAGTCTGAGACTGCTTTTGAAAAATTTAAAAAAGCGGGGGACATTATAGACGAGAAAAGTAGAGAGCTAATCGCTATGAAGATCGAGGAGCAGGCTCAAGCCCTATCTCAGGCCGGCGCTTCGTCTGTCGTTGAAGTGAAGAAGATGGGAGAGGTAGCCCAAAGAGTACGCGACGGCACGCTTTATTCTATGAAAGCTCTTACTCAAGAAATGGTTGGAGTAGCTGCTTCCTCTCAAGCGGTACAAGAAGGTTTTACAGGTATTTCTGATAAAGTGAAGAAATTCACGTCCGAAGTAAATAAATTAGGACAAAAACAAGTTACTCCTTTCGATAATGTACTAATAGGTCTTGAAGCCATTGTAGATCAATTTGACTTAATAGAGAAAAGGGGTCAAGAAGTATTCGAGGCAATGGGAGGGACAGCCACCACGCTACCGGGGCAGGCTGCATCTGTGGCACGATGGCGGGCAGAAAAAGAATTAAGGGAGGCGATTCTCTCTAGATTTAAGTTTGAAGCAGGAGCATACAAGAGAACAGAGGCTGATATTAAACGCTATCACAGAAACGTGAAAGACGCTGTTGATGTAGTTAAAATAAATAAAGAAGAAGTCAAACAGCTCTCTGATATACATAAGAAAGTTTCTGAGGTTGTTAAGAGCATGCCAGGCTTCTTAGAAGAGCAATTAGATTTAGAAGAAGCGATACGTTTAAAGAAACTCGACGGCTTAGAAGCGCAAAAGACTGCGCAGGCGTTAATTCTTTCCGCAACTATGTCAGAGACAGAGATATATGAAAGACTTGCCCCGCTCAGAGAACAAATAACCACTTTACAAGCACAAGAGTTAGATGGAGAAGTAAGGCGGGTAAAGATATTAGTATCGCAAGAACAGCAAGAAAAGAAGATATTTGAGATTGCAAAAGCTGTTTCTGAACAAAGGTCAAGAGGGTTACAAGTAGAGCATGATATACTCTCAACAAGAATGAAGATAGCAGCATTAGATAGACCTTCTGGACAGAGGGAGCTTTCTGCGGGTGAAAATTATGCTCTAGCGGTCAGTGCAGCAAATGCAGAGCATGAACAAAAACTTATTCAGCATGCATTAAAGATGACTACTCTTCAATTAGATATGGAAATTCTTAAATTGCAGAATGACCTGTTACACGCACAAATTAATGAGAGGATTGAACAAAAAAGAGCAGCCGAGAATAATAGAAAGGGTGGGGCTAGGAAGTCTGTGCTTGAAGAAATTGAGGCTGAACAGACAAGAGTTAATAGTCTTTTTGAGACGTTAGGAACCCATATAGAGAATAAGAAAACAGCTATAGAAAAAATTATGGGGCAGGAACTCATACTTTCTGGAGAGATTAAACAGCTTAATGTTAAACAAGCTAAAAATGACTTTAAACAGTCCCTAATCGACTCCGTTAATGATGCTGCAAACGCAACAGAAGCTGCTGAGTTTTTAAGAAGAGCTGTAAGACCGGCCTCTAAAGAAACCATTGCTAAGATGGAACAGCATTCAGCACGTGTAGCTACTTTAGTAACAGATATCCTTGCCGCTGGCACTGATCCGGAGAAATTAAATGAAGCCTTAGAAAAAGCTAGAGAGGCTGCCGCCAATCCTCCAGAGGGTTCTACCGCCCCAATCGACATAGACCTCTCGAAGATGGAAAAGTTTAAGCTATTATCAGGGTTCTTAGATCCTATGATAGAAAATCTAAAGTCAATCGGTCCAGACGGTCCACTAATGGGGGCTGCAATGCAAGGAATGATGAATATTACGGACGCAGGTATTCAGACTGCGGAAGTTTTTGCGCGAACTGGGGACGATGTTGCGAAAGGTTACGAGAAAGTAGCAGCAGTAGCTCAAGTTGTTGGATCAGTAGTTGCAGCTGCTGCAAATATAATGGCAGAAGCTTCCAAACGTAGAGTAGCCTCTATAGACAAAGAAATAGAAGCAGAAAAGAAACGAGACGGAAAGTCAAAACAAAGTCTCGCAAAGATAAAAGCTATGGAAGCTAAAAAAGAATCTATTAAGAAAAAAGCATTTGAACAAAATAAGAAAATGCAAATAGCTCAAGCAATTATAAGTACTCTTACAGGTGCTATAGGTGCTTACGCTTCTTTAAGTGCTATACCTGGAATAGGTCCTTTTATCGCGCCTGCTGCTGCTGCTGCAATTACTGCTGTTGGTCTAGCTACTGTTGCAATGATTGCTGCTACTAAATATGAAGGAGGAGCAGCTTCCGGGGCTTCTGCTCCCCCTATGAGTTCCATAAGTATGGGCTCAAGAAACAATAAAGTAGATATTGCCGGCGGAAGAGGAAATGCAGCAGGAGAACTCGCATACTTAAGAGGAGCTAGAGGCTCTGGTTCGGGTGCACATGATTTCCGTCCTGCTTTTACTGGTCGTAAATATAGAGCAGCAGGTGGAGCAGCCTATGTAGTTGGAGAGCAAGGGCCAGAATTGTTCGTGCCTTCGGTTCCGGGTCAAGTAGTAGCGAATGACGATATGGCAGCAGGTACAGCAGGAACTGTAAACTTTACAATCAACGCAATTGATGCAACGGGCGTGGAAGAGGTACTTGTAGGCCAGCGAGGAAATATTATTGGAATGATTCGAGAATCCGCAAACGAATATGGAACAAACTTTCTGGAAGAAGTAGATACCGAAGCATATACAGATACTACAGAAGGCACAGTTTACGGGAGAGCATAATGGCGTTTTTAAATATTTTACCTGATCCAGACACTGAAATGACAGAGGCTGGAATAGATCATGCCAGCGGCAACAAGGGGCCTGGCTTTGCTAGTGTGTCAATCACATCAAATGACAAAGTTATGATGAATAAAACAAATACAGGCAGGATTATAACCCGTAAATTAGCTACACAGCAATGGAAAGTAAAAATATCTTATAACCCTCTTACTCGGGATGAGTTTGAGCCTGTATATAATTTTTTACTGTACTACGGAAAGTTACGTCCTTTCTTTGTTAGACTCCCTCAATATGAGTCGTCCAGAAATTCTAGTATTACTACTGGTAATATTACGATACCGTCAGAAGTTTCCGCCGGTGCACAGTATATTACTGCTGCAGGTTTCAATTCAACTGCTACGGACGCCCCTAGACCGGGGGATATGTTTACAGTGAATGATAGCAGTGATTCTCTGCATCAAAAGGTATATAGAGCAATAAGAGTAGAAACTCCCCAAACAAATCAACACGAGAGCTCCATTAATAGCAACACGGCCAGAATATGGACATACCCTAATGTATTGAGAACTATATCAACCAGTGCGACTTTAGAATTTGGACCTAAAAACCCTAAAATGCGCGTAATCATGGATAAAGATGTGGTTTCTTATAGTTTAAATACAGATAACCTTTACAAGTTTGATTTGCAACTTACGGAGGCTTTAGCATAATGGAAAGAGATTTACACTCTAATGTAAAAAGTACCTTACTTAACAATACTCCTTTTGTTTACGCTCATCTTATAAAATTTGAGCGTCCTAATATGACGGGCAACTTAAGCAAAACAAAACCGAGTACTAATAAGGAACACTATACCTATCTTACAGATGCTTCTATAGACATTTCTTTTGATGATGGGAGCAAAAATAACGTAAATGGGAACAATGGTCCTGCACTCTATCGTGCGCAAAAAATATTAAGTGTTGGAGCGTATAGTGAGACTATAGATGCAAAAGCCACAAACATGAATCTAGTAGTGGACTCTACTGCGCTTGACGCAAGTGTTACAGCAACCACTTTTGAGTTTAGCGGTGCTACTATCATAACCACAGGAGACGATTTCCTTTCTTTAGGATTTAGAGAAGGGGATAAAATTACTATTACGGGGGCTACTACTGCTGCAAACAACACTTCTGTAAATATTAAAGGTTTTACAAATAGTAACAAAACTATTACCGTAGAGGCTTCTGATGCCGATACTACTTTTAGCTCTTTTACTGCACAGGACGACTCGGCAAATGTAACTATAAAAGTGGTTTCTCCAGAGATACAAGGTCCTCTTTTTAACGATCCTGGTGCTGATGTTATCGCCCCTGCTTACGCGAATAGAATAGTTTTTATTTATAAAGCCTTTTTAGACCCTGATGACTATACCATTATAGGGGCTCCGAATCTCGTTTTTAAAGGTTTTATAAATAGTACTCAAATAAAAGAGAATCCAGAAAGGGATTCAAAAGTAACCTGGCAGCTTACCAGTCACTGGGGAGATTTTAATTTAGTAGGAGGACGATCCACAAATAATACCTCTCATAGAGCTTTAAACTCTGAAGGTTATGTGGAGCCTTCCGCTTTACTTCGCCCTCAATATGCTTACGATTTAGGATTTATACATGGTGATATAAGTTTAAGCACTATGGCTCGTTATGCGACTCAAGAGACTCGACAAAAATTAACAAGTAAAAAATCAGGACTTCTTAGGCGAAGAAAGTACAGGCTAGTAGATGAACATTATACAAAAGCACATGAAGTAGACTTAAAGATAGATATTCAATCTGAAAGACTCCCTGTGATATATGGAGTACAGTTTCTAGAGGAACCTATACCAGTTTTTGCTGATACAAATAAGGTATTAACAGGGGGTTCTACTGTCATCTATAGAATCGATGCACTTTGTGAAGGAGAAATTCAAGGTATTTATGACTTTCATATAGAAGACCAGCCTCGTGTATGTATAAATGCAGGTGATCTAGACGATAGAGGGCATGGAAATACCAATCCAGATTCAGGTATGGTTTGTTTCGGAGATGCTACTCGTGGACATACGTTAGGAAGTGCGGCGTATGAAAATCTTCAACATGCTATAGCGGAGTTTAGCTCGCAAACACACGATTATCATGCTTCAGCCGGAGCCTTCACGCCAGACGGTATCACAGTGAATGTAGAGGGTGTTCCTAATACTTGGTGGGCCAATACTATGATTCAAAGTGCAACTAAAATGGCTATGCACTCTATTCTACAAGGAGATGAGCCTTCGGGAGTAGATACTAATACAAGTAGTGGAAGAGGAATAACGGATGGTAGAATTCATAGAGGAGATGATCCTAATAATTTTAAGATCGCTGTTAAAAATGGAAGCTCCCATCAGGAAGCTCACATTAAATTTGTAGCACTTGCAAAAAACAGAGATTTTAAGCGTCAAACAGATTATTGGGAAAGTGATAAATATAGCTACTGGGGACCTAATCATAGACTATTAGATACGGCATATGCTGCTATTGAGTGTACTGTAAATGCAGATGAATCTCAAATTCCTGATATTAAATATGTAGTTAAGGGTAAAAAAGTAGAATGCTTTAATTATGATTATAGTTATGAGCCTGTAGGCACTTCTCAAAATAATCATGGACAATTTGACTTTGGCGATACAGTAGACATTGTACATATTACTACAGGAACTGTATATGTTACAAGTGCTATGATTATTGATAAGTTTTCTCATTTTGATGATACCACTGAAATACACAGATTTCGATTCGGAAATAATTTGGGAGAGCCCATAGATATTTCCGCCCAAATAGGAACCGCTACTCAATTTAGAATGAAGAAGGGTAGTGAGTATTGGTCAATGCAACTTTATAATCATAAGGAGCAGGAAGATCAAAATCTTGGGGGTACTTTATCCGTAGATGCTACTGCAATTGCTGGGACAGGTAGTGGCTCTGTCGTATATACAGTCGCCTCTGTTCCTGCTTGGTTGACTAGTGATACTGAAGTACTTTTACATCCAAAAGCGAGTGCTTCTGATGCTACTTCTACTTTTAAAACAGAACCAATATACGCTGTTACTGTAAGTGGTACAAGCATTACACTTAAACACACTGAAAATGCGGGCGCGTTCAGAACAATTCATTCTATTAGTGGTAGTGATGAGTTACCTAGACTTGTAGCAAGTAGAAAGATACAATTACAGTCAAGTCTTAGTGATACTGCCGGAACCTATGAGGGTAAAAAACTAATACTTTATAGGAATAGTCCTTCAGGTGTAATGATACAAGAAAGAGTTATTACGAATTATATAGGAGGAAGTACTAGTATAGCAGAAGTTTCCGTGCCGTGGGATAATGGTTTTGCTCCTAATGTATACAACTTTAGGACTACGGGCTGGGATAACGAGGCTGATAGCTATGATATGCAAAATAACCTAAGGGATGCTCGAGTAACTATTAATCCTTCTATGCAGTTATTAGATTATATGACAGGAATATATGGCAAAAATCTAGACTTAGAAGATGATATTGACTTGCCCGCTTTTCAACTAGCTGGAAGAACTTGTGATACTCAATCAGACATTACTCTCGAATCTACAACTGCTATAAGCGTTACAGCAGGAGATGTATACCAAAAGTTTGATGAAGCAAGTCCTGCAAAATTAGTTTGGCAGGGACAGATAAAAACTACAAGTCCCTCTCCCACGACCGAGCTAGTATTTACTAATTGTATTGGTAAGTTAAATAGAGTTTGGGATAATTATACTAACTATCCAAAGGGAAGAATTATAAAGTATAACGATCTTGTTTACAAAACTAATGACTCAGGACAGATTACGACGGTTACTACGTCAAACACGACACTTCTGAGTAACTTTACTTTAGCTAAGGAAGTTGGTAGTGGTCCTTCTACTATAACAGCGAATGCCGACTCCGCTTATAAGATAAAGTACTCTCTCTACGATGCGGACGATGTAAAGTATTGGAGATATTTCGGATGGGAATCTAGAGACCAAAGATGGGTAACTAGACACCAGCTTAACGCAACTGTAGATACTAAAATATCAGTATTTCAGAATGTAAACAGCTTTTTACAACAGTTTAATGGAATACTTTCCTATCAGTCAGGAAAATACTCTTTAAGTGTGGCAACTAAATCGGATATCATTTCTTCTAATGTTTCTGGGGGTTACGAACAAAACGCGCGTTATATCACAAATGAAGATATAATAGGAAGTGTGAACGTAAAGGATGCTGGCCCTAAAAAATCTTTTAACTCTGTGGAAGCCACTATTTCAGACCCCGCCATTAAGTGGGGGGATAGGCAAGTAAGTTTTTATGACTCTAATTATTTAAAAGCAGACAGATCAGTTAAGAAGGAAGGAAAAATACTAGTTTCCGGCATAACCAACTATCAAAATGCTAGAATATCTGTTGAAAATTATTTAAGAAAGAGCAGATTCGGCCTTAGTGTAACCTTTACTATGGGACCTAAAGGATTAATTCTTTTGGCCGGGGATACGATAGCATTAACGTATGATAGGTTTAGTTGGACGGGAAAATTATTCAGAATAACTAATCTTCAGTTTAAACAAGATTGTACCGTCCAAGTAAGCGCTCACGAATATGATGATAGTATGTATACTATCACTGGGCCTACTGCTATTGATATAGATAATTTAGATAATAAGCCAGGATTAACCCCTGATATTGGATCCCCAGTTGCCCCTCTAGGAGTTCAAACAGCTACAAACGGAATAAAGATAACATGGAACAGACATGCTAATGCTAGTGCAAATACTGTCACAGAAATATGGATGAGAGTAGGAACCAATAATCGTTCAGGAGCTACTCTAATTCACACTACAGGAGGAGCAGAAACTTCTTATACACATTACGAGACAGCAGAGACAGGAACTCATTACTTTTGGGTTAGACATAAGAGAGCCCTTATTGGAAGTCAGGGCATATCTACAAATGTAATAACAGCAAAATATTCGGATTATTTACCTACTAGTGCTACTGGCGGAATAGCGGGTACAATAACTCTACAGTCTTCTGGTACTAATTCTAAGAGTGTTAAACTTACTCCTAATAAGCATGTATTGGTGTATAATGAAGATGAGGATGAAAGTCCTGCTACTACTTTTACTTTCACTACTTCTGTTCAAAATATGGGTGTGAGTGCTTCAAATACCCATTACGAATTTTTAGTAAATGGGAATGCTCCGCATCAAGGGCAAAATAGCGATACAACAACTACTACCTTTACTCTACATCAAAATGATGAACCCTCAATAGGAGGAACTACAACAGTAAGTGTAAACGTAAGAGAGAATTCTACTACTAGTGCTGTGGTTGCTACTGATAGTTTAACTTTATATGCTGTACAAGACGGTTCGGATTCTATTACAACTTTTCTAACAAACGCTGCTCATACCGTAGATGCGAGTTCTTTAGGGGTAATTTCTTCTTTTTCAGGTGCAGGAGGAAACTGTAAAGTTTTTAAAGGTTCTACGGAAATCACTTCTTCTTGTGGATTTTCTATACAGAATGCGACGGGAGGCTTGACTATGGCAGTCGATGGTAACGGTGCTTATACGGTTTCCGCTTTAACTGCTGCCTCGGCAACTGCAACAGTTAGAGCAAATATTCCTGCCACTTTAGTAGCAGGAGATAATGCCTTGCCTGTTGATAATACTTATAGTATTAGTAAATCTGTAGCAGGAACCGCAGGGAGGAGTGTCCATTTAACTTCTACGGATTATTCAATAGTTTATGACTCAGCAGGGGCTAATCCTTCTTACACGGCGGGTTCTACTGCTGGAAAAATTGAATTAACAGCTTCTGAGCACGGCTATGAGCAACCAAGGTATCAATTCAAGCTAACAACAGGAGGAAGCACTTCAACTGTGCAAGCATTTAGTGCAACTGCTACTTATGAATATACTATTCCTTCTACTCTTTCATCTTTCGGAACCACGAAGGTATTTACTTTGGAAGCAAGAGAAGGAGATAGTGGGCCCGCTACTTCAACAGATAAGATTTCTGTTTTTGGTATTCAAACAGGAAGTCAAGGTAACTCAGTAGCAGAATTACTTATTTATAAGGCGTATGCTACCACAGCAGGCTGGACTCTTTCTACTCCTACTGGAGGGAGTTTTAATTTTAATACTAATACTTTAACACCTCCTAACGGCTGGCAGACTGCCCCTACTACAGGTAGTGGCAGAACTAACCTTCGTTACGTCTCTAAAGGTCTTGCGTCAGCTGCACCTACTGCAACAGATAATAGCATAACTTGGTCTCCCCCAATTCAGGAGGACTCGTTAGACACTATAGATATTATATTCAGAAGAAGTGCGACTAATCCAGGAGCCCCGGATGATACAGCACCCGGAACAACCCCTTCTGGTTGGTATACTAATGTATCAAGTGTCCCTAGCTCTGTTCATCCTTTGTGGTCTACTCAAGGAATGCCAGGAGATGTGGTCATGAACGGCTTAGATGCTACTATGCAGGTAGCTTGGCAGACTCCAACACAGTTAGAAGGATTAGATGCCCATACGGGGTTTTTATCTAATGCGTCTCATACGGTGGCTGCGGAGGAAGATGGTACTGGATATAGCCTAACAAATGCAGGAGGAACTTTTGAAAGATTTAGAGGAGGGACAGATTTAACTGGGGCAAATACTACGTATGCAATTACTGGAGGTACGAATACAGGTAATCCTACAAAAACTCAGAATGGTTTAACATTTACAATTGCTCAAGCAACTGGAGTATATACTATATCTGGAGGTTCTTGGACTTCTGATTCTGAAACCTTTACTATTACTGCTACTTCGGATACTGTAGTAGTATCTAATAAATATAGTATTAGTAAGTCAAAAGGTGGAGCAGGAGCTTATGATGTCGAATTCCAGAGTAATGCAGTAGTCCTTCCAGCTTCTTCTACGGGAGCAGTATCTAGTTTTTCAGGATCAGGACAGGTAATTAAAGTGTCTAAGGCAGGAACTGCTTTATCTGCGGTTACCGGAACTCCTTCTACAGGACAGTTTGGGGTTAGCAGAAGCTTTAGTGGTATATCTGGAGGTACTCAAACGGCAAGTGGTACAACAATGACTTTTGCTAATGCAAGTACAATGGCAAATGGAACAGATACAGCTACTATTACTTATACTATTAATTGTGAAAATAAAGTTAATATAGTAAGAAAACAAGAATTTTCAAAATCTAAGAAAGGGGATGAAGGAATAAGAAGTGAAACTTTCTTGATATATAAAACCGCAGCTTCTTCAGGCACTCCAAGTACTCCTTCCGCTACTAGCTATACCTTTAGCACGGGAGCGTTTGTTTCGTTAACTTCTGGATGGTCTAAGAATGCTCCTTCGATTGCGGGCGCTAATGCGAATAATTTTTGGTATGTTAGAGTATTTGCAGTTGAAAACTCAAGCGGGACAAATTCTTCTTCTGGATCAAACCTATCCTTTGTAGCTCCTGAGAGACGATTTACTGGGGTAGGGGATACCTTTTCGTTAGACACAACGGATTTTGCTTTTGACTATGGGGGTAGCAATGAGAATGCCCGTCTTATGATTAATAATGCGGCGGTATCTACTGTTCCAGCGCCGGATTCTATAAAAAATCCTCCCTTTACAACAGGAACATCTTTTCCGAGTAGTCCAAAAGACGGACAAGTATTTTATAATACTAGTACTAAAAGACTATATAAGTATAAAGTATAGGAGAGCATTATGGGATGGGAATTAATAACACCAAACAGCTTAGCAGAATTAGATTCTGCTCAAGATACTAAACTTGGGGGAGTAGAAGAAGGTGCAACAGACGGAGCTACTTGGGGTAATAATGTAGGGGGTAGGCCTACCGAACTTACTGACGGAAGAGTTGGAACTGGACTTAATAATTCCGGTGTTATACAGACTACTGTTCCTGTAGCTCGAGGCGGTACAAGTCAAACAAGCACGGATACTTTTTTAAATAATGAAATTGGTATATCCACTACTGGTTCTAGTATAACTATTAATCGCGGGTCTACCTACGGTAGCACCGCTATTTCTAATCTAGGACAAGGACTTGTAGGCCTCAGTGGTGTAGCTAATAATGCGGACCAAACAAGCTCCAATACATCTTATGATACAGCTAGAGTAAATAGCACGAGCGCCGCAACTGTTAGTAGTGGAGCAGGGAGAGCCAACACGGGGTTAAATAGTGAGGGCCTTGTACAGATAATGGTTCCAACAGGGTATGGCGGGACTGGTACCACTACTACTTCTAATTTTTTAAATAGTGACTTAGGAGTTAATCTAACTGATGGAACTTTAACCCTAACAAGAACTAGTGGTAATGCTACTGCTAATGTTCCCACTACGCTTAGAAATTCTCAAATAACTACAAACGCTAATGGTACTTTAAACTATGATGGTACAACAGCGGCGACTCCTAGCGTAGCAAGCATAGGTGGTATACTACCAGAGGATAGAGGCGGAACAGGGCTTACATCTGCTGGTAATGCTATTGTTAACTCAAGAATAACTACAAACGCTAATGGTACTTTAAACTATGATGGTACAACAGCGGCGACTCCTAGCGTAGCAAGCATAGGTGGTATACTACCAGAGGATAGAGGCGGAACAGGGCTTACATCTGCTGGTAAT